TTATGGATTATGCCTAATCCAGGTGATGCAGGGGGATCATTAGGTGCAGCTGCATTAGCATATGGTGGTAAAGTTAATTGGCAACACCCTTACTTAGGGTATAATATTCAACCATCTAAACCATTAAAAGCATTAGCTAAAGATATTGTTATTCATATTAAAAGAAATGGTATGTGCGGAGTTGCAGTTGGCCCCGCTGAGTTTGGTCCTAGGGCTTTAGGTAATAGATCTTTATTAGCCGATCCTAGAGGACCAGAAGTAAAAGATTTAGTTAACACCATTAAACGCAGACAAAAATTCAGACCTTTTGCCCCTGCAGTGCTAGAAGAAGATACTGGGCTATATTTTAGCCCTAATTGGAAATCTCCTTATATGCAAATGGTTGTTGATTGCAAAAAAGGTGATGAGTTACCAGCCATTATTCATAATGATAGTTCATCAAGAGTTCAAACCGTAGGAAAGGATGACCCAACTATTTTCAGACTTATATTAGAAGAATGGAAAAAACGTACTGGGTGTTCTGTACTACTCAATACATCCTTAAACATTAGAGGTGAACCAATGGTTAATAATGTTATGGATGCCAAAAGATTCGAAAACAAATACGGAGTTAAAGTCTTCTATTAAACATACGCCTAAATAATGGTGTCATGGAACAGTTTTTTGAACTAATCGGTGACGTTGGAGCTCCTATAGCGGGCTCTCTCGTCATGGGATTTTTTATATTTACAGTTATTAAGCAGATCTTAGAAGGTATTGTTGACGATATAAACACGCTTACTGGATTCTGCACCATGTTAGAAAATAGAGCTAGGACCATGAGTAATGAAATGATGAAAATTGATTTACTGGTATCTAGTGCGTTAGAGTTAAGACCTGATATTGATAGAATATCAAGAGCTGAAAACTTTATAGAAGATGGTAAAATAGATACGCGGAGAGATTAATGGAAAGTGAAGTTTCACAAATTTCTCAGCTTATTTCAGATTATGGCTTTCCTATTATCATGTCAGTTGGTATGGGATACTTTATATACTTTATCTGGAATTTTATTGGTGAAAAAATAGATCCTCAGATTGAGAAAATGCATTTTGCATTAATCAAAGTGATAGATCAAACACGCATGTTAGACCAGGATATTATTAGATTACAACAAAAAGTAAATGTTGTTCTCGAATATAGAGCAGTAGAGGAAATAAAAAAGAAAGCCGATGAAATTAAAAAGAAATAATTTATTTTTAGTACTATTTACATTACCACTTTATTCTACAGAAATAGTCCATAAATTTAAAAACCCTTCATTTAGTGGTATAGGCACTGGTGCACATTATCTTACTATTGAAAACCAAGAACATTCAAGAAAGAAAGCAATAGAAGAAGCCCTTGAAGCTGCAAAAAAAGCAGCTGAAAGAGAAGCAGATAACACCACGTTAGCTAAGTTTATTCGTAACTTAGAATCAAGAATATACGCACAATTTGCTAAACAATTAGTAGAATCAATGTTTAGTAATGATAACCCTGCATCATTTGGATCATTTGCCTTAGAAGGTAATATTGTAACATGGGAAGTTGTTACTGCTGAAGATGGTTCAGAATGGATTAAATTGACAATAACAGCAACAGATGGTACTGAGACGGTTATAGAAATACCAGTTGGAACTGGAAACTATGCTCAGGATCCTGATGGTTAGAATCTTATTAACATTATTAATTTTACAAGGTTGTGCATCTGTACCAAAATGGTCTGACGGTCCAGGTAACTGTGCTTATGAAACTGGTAAATATAGTGAGGGGTTTAGTAAAGATGTTGTTACAGGTATAGCTAAGCCAATAACTAGAAAATATATTTGTGTTGAGCAACCATCTGTAGTTAAATTACCATCTTATATTCAATTATTAGAATTACCACCAGCAAAGGAACAGCCAGTGGTTGCAGTATATCAATTTTTAGATAAAACCGGTCAAAGAAAAGCTAGAGATGGAATTGCTGATTTTTCTACTGCTGTAACTCAAGGTGGTGTTGAAATGGTTATTGATGCACTAAAGACTGCAGGTGAAGGTACATGGTTTAGAGTTGCAGAAAGAAATGGTATAGACAATTTAGTTAGAGAAAGACAAATTATAAGAAGTGCTAGGCAGGATTTTGCTAAGCAAAACGATCAAGAAAAATTTCAAGATTTGAATCCACTCTTATTTGCTGGTATGATTATAGAGGGTGGTATTATTGGTTATGACACTAATATCAGGTCAGGTGGTCTTGGGGCCAGAACACTTGGTATTGGAATCAGTAAACAATATAAGCAAGATGTTGTTACTGTAAGTATGAGAGCTGTTTCAGTTCTAACAGGTGAAGTTTTACTAAACGTCCAAACTCGTAAGACTATTCTGAGCTACGGTTCAGGGGGAGACGTCTTCCGTTTTATTGAGCAAGGTACTCAGCTTATTGAGTTAGAGGACGGTGTTGGTAATAATGAATCAGTGACATTTGCAGTACGAACAGCCATTGAGGCTGCAGTATTGGAATTAATACACCAAGGCCACTCACGTGGTTATTGGACAATCGAGGGATATAACGAAAATGAATAAACTTTTAAGTATAGCATTGCTATTGTCGACATCTTTTATTTTCGCACAAGCCACTGATGATAACGAGATTAACATAACTCAAACTGGTGACACTTTATCTTTATACATAGACCAAATTGGTTTTGGAAACAAGATAGGTGGTGATAATGGATCTTCTGGATCTTTATCAGCTATGTCAATTACCGGTACAAGCTTATCGTTTGATCTTGATTTTACAGGAGATCAAAACTTATTGTTTGGTCCTGTTGTAGCAGATAGTTCTACTTATCTGCTTAATTTTACAGGGGATAGTAATAGTATTGATTGGAATATAGGATATATCGGAAGTGCTGATAGTTCAAATATTAACTTTGATATTACTGGTGACAGTAATACTTTTGATTTAGATCAAGGTTATATTTACAGTGCTGAAAGACTTGATGCCGATTTAATACTAATTGGTAGCTCGAATATTTTTGATATTGATTGGGAGTCTGATGATATTATATGGAACTTTGATATAACTGGTGGTTCAAATAACATTAACACACTTCAAAGCGATGGTGCTAATGAAATTACATTTGACCTAACTGGAGATTCTGCAGATATAGATATCACACAGATTACAGGTACATGTTCAGGACAAAATGCTGGATGTGCTACACCAAATGGTATAATTACTATGGATGTAACTTCAGATAATGCAACAATTCAAATTGTACAAAAAGATTCAACTACCGATTCTTAATCTATTATTAATCAGTGGGGTCAGCTTTGCTGACTCCATTGGTGATATCATTGAACAGACAGGTTCAACTCAATTAATTAGAGACAAAGAAGAAATATCAGTTACAGAAACATATTTACCAGGTATTGAATTATATGATACAGCTGAAACCTCAAATGGTAGAATGCTTATTGAATTTAAAGATAAGGCAGAACTGGCATTAACTGAGCATACTAGCGTATTGATTGATGAAATAATTTATGATCCAAACCCAAATTTATCTAAAATGTCTTTAAAAATGGTACAAGGTACAGCCCGATTTGCTTCAGGTTCTCTTGGATTAGTCAATAAAGCTAATATTGATATACAGACCCCAACAGCCACAATAGGTATTAGAGGAACAGATTTTACCACAACTATTGATGAAATAGGAAGAAGTTTGATTATGCTTTTGCCAGACGATAAGGGTGACCCTTCAGGTGAAATAATTATAACTAATGCAGGGGGATCAATAACATTAAATGAAGCTTATCAAGCCACTTTAGTTCAATCATTTGATAAAATTCCAGAACAATCTTATGTTGTTGATAATATTAATAATAGTATGATAGATAATATGTTTATTGTTAATCCCCCTCCAGAAGTAAAACGACAAATGGAAGATGAAGCAGCTGATAGTGCTTATGCAGATCAAGGGGTATTAGATATTGATTTTTTGGAATATAATGAATTAGAAAAAGATATAGATGATTATTTAGAAGAAAATGAAGATAAAAGTGGTAGAATAGATTATGATGCATTAAGTGGTGATTTTTTACCAGATTTATTAGACGTCGTGGAAGAATTATTGAGAACTACTGCTGCATTAGGTGATGCACAAGGTACAGATAGTTTAGCTGGATTTTCTTTAAAAGGTGCAGAATTTGGTTTTAATAAAGATTCACAATATAATATTTTTCAAGAAGATGGAAGATTAATTGTTTTTAGAGACATAAATGGTAGAATTACTATATCATTTCAACCAGGTGCTAATTTTAGTTTAACAACAGAAGTAGAAGGATATGCTGGTACTATTACAGGTAACAATGGTGAAGATATAATAGTGGTCATCAAGCAAACAAACTAGCTATATATTAGATGCCTATTAAATTCAGACAATCAGAAAAGGTTTTTAAGAAAGACGGTCCTAAAATAGCACCGGTTAAACATTATTACATAAAACAAACACCTACCACCGAATTAATTGATTATATCAATAAAGGTCAAAAAAATAAAGTGAAACAAAAATGTAGAAATGAATTAACAAGAAGGGGTGTAAGACTCGTCTGGACAGCTAATGGCAGTTAAAAGCAAATCTTTTCAATCATTTCATGTACCTACCGCTGGAATACGTGGTAAAAAAACTTCTATTGGCCTAAATAACTTAGCAACGTCTACAATGAATAAAAATAAAAGACGCTCACTAAAAAAATATCGTGGTCAAGGAAAATAATTCAGATAAAGGTTTATTAGCAATAGGGTGGATAATTTTATTTACCTGGTGTGCTCTTGCGTTTGGTGACGATAATAAAATTACTATTGACCAAACTGGTGGTGATAACTTCAATCTCACAATCAATCAATTTGGTTCAAACAATGTCATCAAAATGTATGATACATCTTCATACTTAAATGGTGCAAATATGTCATTGCACCTTTATCAAAACAATGACGGAACAAATCAAAACACAATAGACCTTTGGCACTTAGATGGAAATAATAATAGTATTCGTTGGGGTCAGGGTGGTAAATTAGATGATGCATCTGATACTACATTCTATTTTGATGGAACTGAAAGTGGTGGTCATTACGCTAACTTTGATATACACGGGAGTTATAATAATGTTGTAGGTTGGCAAGCAAACTCAGGTAATGGTGCTCACACATATAATCAACTAATCTTTAGTAGTTATAATGATGTGTATGTAGAACAACGAGGTGATGGTGATAAAACATTAAATCTTACTATTAATAATGATGGTAATGATGTAGAAGTATTTCAAAAGAATACTGGACATACAGCAACAATTAACTTATCAGGTTCAGACCCAACCATACTCTATCTATTACAACAAGGATATACTTCACAAACTTATTCACTTTCACAAAACTGTGTAACTGTAGGTGGCTGCAGTGTATCAGTCACACAACAATGAAATATTTAACATCAGTATGGACAGCTATTGCAGTTCTTTTCTTATTTGTATTAATTAGAGTATTTGATCCTTTTTTAATTGAATCAACTAGATTAAATTATTTTGATTATTTGCAAAGATCTCATGAAGTAATAGAATCTCATCAAATTGTATTAGTTGATATTGATGAAAAATCTATACAAAAACATGGCCAATGGCCTTGGCCTAGAAAAGAATTAGCGTATGAATTAAATAATATACAACCTGGCAATTTAATAGCTATGTCTATTATATTTTCAGAAAAAGATAGATTTAATGGTGATTTTGTTTTAGCAGAAACATTTCAATATTACCCAACTGTATTAGCAACAGCACCCACTAATCAAATACAAACAGAAAGAAAATTACATGTTGGTACAGCTACATTAGGTAGATATCCAGCTCAAGATTTTACCATTGATTATCCTGGTATATTATTACCAATAGAAACATTATCAAATGTATCAGCTGGTAATGGAGCTATCAGTTCAGTACCTGATATTGATGGTGTGGTTAGAAAGTTACCCATTGTTGTATCTGCTAATAAAAAGGTTTATCCATCATTTGCATTAGAAGTAATTAGAACTGCCGTAGGAGATATTTCATATCAAATAAAAACTAATGAATTAGGTATAGAATGGGTAAGAATACCTGCATATAAAGAGATTGCTACATTAAATAATGGAACTGTATATAATACATACTGGAACAAGTTTAAACGTGTGAGCATTAGTGAGCTTAGAGGAGAGAAACTATCTCCAGGTAGTATCCTAATAGTAGGACCTACATTTGAAGGAACTAATATTATACCAACTCCTGTTGGAGCAATGTACCCTCATGATGTGCAAGCTAATTTAATTAAAACTATAATTGACGGTACAGTACTTAAACGTCCTGATTATTTTTCTTTTGTTGAGATAGTAGCTCAAGTATTTCTTGGTCTTCTTTGTCTCGTTCTATTGTATCAAGCTGCCGTTTGGATAAGTGGAGTCGCCAGCGTTGTCTTGATTGTCTCTGCTGCTTGGCTTTCTGTTTGGCTTTTTTCATCAAAATCCTTGTTATTTGATCCTACATGGATTATAATATCAACTATATTAGTATTTAGTGTTGGAGCATTCAACCAGTTCTATAACAATTTTAAACTAAGACAACAGATTAAAAAACAATTTGGTACATATGTATCACCAGATCTTGTTAAACAATTACAAGACGATCCATCATTGCTTAAATTGGGGGGTGAAAGAAAAACCATGTCTTTTATGTTTATGGACATATGTGGATTCACACCTATAAGTGAACATTATAAAAATAATGATGATCCAGAAGGGTTAGTAGAACTAGTTAATAAGTTTTTAGATGTTCAGACAAAGATAATACTAAATAATAATGGTACGGTTGATAAGTATATGGGAGATTGTATCATGGCATTTTGGAATGCCCCATTACCATGTGAAAATCATGCAGATATGGCCGTAAAAACTTCTCTCGAAATAATAGAAGCTACAAAAAAATTAAATGAAGAACTTAAACCTCTTAATCTCCCTCCTATCAATGTTGGTATTGGTGTCAATACCGGTGAATGCATCGTCGGTAACATGGGTTCAGAATCTAGATTTGACTATTCCGTTATTGGAGATGCCGTCAACCTTGCCGCTAGACTCGAAAGCCAAACACGCAATTATGATGGGGTGGACTTGTTGTTATCACAATTCACTGCTGGAGCGTGTACAGAAAGAGCATTCAGAAAAGTTGATACAGTACAGGTTAAAGGAAAATCAGAAAAGGTTGACATCTATACAGTTTAATAAAAGTGAGCCTGCAAATGATATTGTTTGGTTTGCTTTTTGGACATTACAAGCAGCAGATGTGTGGACAACACAACGAGCAATGGATTATAATTGTGTATTTGAACAAAACCCTCTTTTACCAAAAGTACCACATTTAAATAGATTAATAACTCATAAAATACTTTTTTTACACCCTTTTTACTTTTTTCAAACTGAAGATGTAGTGACTCAACAAGATATGTTGATTCCTACATTATTAGGTGCATATGTTGTACATAATAACCTGAGAGTAATTAAACGAGCAAAAAGAAATTGTTCTAAGAGGTAAAATAAATAGTTGATCTCTCTTAAGGGAGTTCATATAATATACGGAGTAAGTTATGTTTAATAAACAAAAAGTTATCGATCAGCTTAAAATTGATGAAGGTGTAGTAAACGAGATATACCTTGATCATCTTGGCTATCCTACTTTTGGTATTGGTCATTTAATTCTTGAATCTGATCCAGAACATGGAAAAGATGTAGGTACACCAGTTTCAGAAGATAGGGTGCTAGAAGCTTTTGATCATGATTTAGATATCACTGTAAACGAGTGTAGAGTTTTATTTCCTGATTTTGATGAAAAATTAGATGAAGTTCAAGAAATTTTAATTAACATGATGTTTAATATGGGTAGAACACGTCTATCTAAATTTAAAAAATTTATCGGTGCATTAAACGATAAAAATTATAATGAAGCAGCAGATCAAATGATGGATTCAAAATGGTACCATCAAGTAGGTAATAGATCTGTTAGATTAGTTGAAAGGATGAGAGCATTAAGTGAGTAGTATTCAAGAGCAAATAGATAAAAAAATTATTACTGTAAAAGATTTTACCTATCAAATAGAAAGATTTGTTAGTGAAAAGAGATGTGAGTATCTAGATGCTCTTATATACTATGCAGAAAAAAATAATGTAGAAGTAGAAAGCATAGCTTCATTAGTAAAAAACAGCCATGTATTAAAAGCTAAATTAGCTGCAGAATCTGAAGACAATAATCTAATAAAAAGAAAATCAGGTAAGAAATTACCTATTTAATGTATAAAGTTTTTAAAAATTTTCTTTCCGACGAGCATATTAGAGATATCTATGATATTGCTCATTCTTCGATGAAAGAATGGAGATCTGCTGGTATAGTTGAACCTAAAAGTAAAAAAACTAGTGGTACAAGTCGGATTACCGATCAAAAAGTATTTTTCCCTCCAAAGTATTTTGTAAACAAATTAACAACCTTATTTGATAACGACGACCATTTTAAAAGATCTGGTGGTTACGCTTGGGTTGAAAACTGGGCAATTTTACGCTATAATGGTAAAGATGAAGGTAGGTTTAAATGGCATACAGATGATTTGGATTTCTTTTTATATAATGATGATCATGTAGATGATGCTGGCAGACCTGATGTAGAAAAAATTTTTATTCATAATGCAAGACCAAAAAGAAAAATATCGATCTCTATTCAATTAAATAATCAAAATGAATTTGAAGGTGGTGAACTACTTATTCAACGCAATA